TTATAGGAGTAGTAAAATTAACAATGTTTGCGGTAACGCCTGCTGATAGGATGACAGGTAGTGGGGTAGTACTACTGACAACTGTAGAGCTGGCAGTATTACCATAGGCCATTTTAAAGACCTGATAATGACTACCGCTTACTTCATTGGTAGCAAGAGAGGCGGTAAGTCCCGATGCAATATTTACTGTAATATTATTAGCCATTGATACTCCGAATCACATATATTTAGGGTATTATAAGTATTGATATTTTTTTTAAATTCTGGTATAATATCCACATGTATCTAGACGAAAATATAAAATTAACATTTTCAAGTAAAGTACTTGAAAGAGTACAAAAAACAAAATTATCATATATGGATTGTGTGTTGGAATTGGCAGAGGAAATGAATATTGAACCAGGTGCTGCTGGGAAACTTTTAACAAAACCTTTAATTGAAAAAATTCAAGAAGAAGCAAAAGAATTGCATCTTATGAAAGCAGTTAAAGGCAAAAAGTTACCGATTGATGGTTGACATTCACCCTAAATATGATAGAATAAACAAATCAAGGTAGGTCCTTGATAATTTTCATGGTCTGGGTAGTCCCCAGAGAAAGGTCACTATATGGGATCGTTTTCAGATTTTAAGAAGCGTAGTAAAAATTCTATCGAGGACTTGAGCAAGAAGTTGGTCAGCCTGAATAGCAAAGAAAGCTATAAGGATGATCGGTTTTGGAAGCCAGGACTTGATGCATCCAAGAATGGTTACGCTGTAATTCGTTTTCTTCCGTCCATTGAGACTGAAGAAGTTCCATTCATTAAACTTTATACTCATGCTTTCAAGGGCAAGGGTGGCTGGTTTATTGAAAATTGCCGTACTACATTTGGCGAAAAGTGCCCAGTGTGTGAAGCCAATACCGAACTCTGGAACAGTGGTTTAGAGGAGGACAAGGATATTGCACGATCACGTAAGCGTAAGCTTAATTACATCAGCAATATTTTGGTCATCAGCGATCCATCCAATTCAGAAAACGAAGGCAAGGTATTTCTCTTCAAGTATGGAACAAAGATCTTTGAGAAGGTTCAGGCACTTATGTCTCCTGAATTCAAGGATGAGACTCCTGTTGATCCCTTTAATTTCTGGGAAGGCGCAGACTTCAAACTCAAGATTCGTAATGTCGGTGGTTACGTAAACTATGACAGAAGTGAATTTTCAGCTCCAGCACCATTGTTTGGTGGAGATGACAAGAAGCTTGAGGTTCTGTGGAAGAAGCAATATGCTCTGGCTGAGTTTGTAAATCCTACTGGCTTTAAGTCATACGATGAAGTCAAGGATCGCTTCAAGAAGACTGTTGGGGATGATATCCGCGAACAGTTTGATGAGGCTAACGAAAAGACTGTTGAGGATGACTCGACAGTAGAACAGATTCCATCGGAAGATACCGATACTCTGGACTACTTCAAGTCTCTAAAGAGTAAGCAAGACTAAAGAGAGCCCCTGAAAAGGGGCTCTTCTTATTTTTTTCTATATGATGGTGTACCAGCAATCTGATTAGCTGTCATAGTAAATAAAGACTGTGAGTTTTGAACAGTAATATGTTCACTGTCATAATCCTTTGAACCTTTGTCTTTATTTGATTGATTTACTGTTGTTGCAATATTTTCAAAGGCAGGCTGTAACATCTTCAATGTATCTCTTTGAAGTTTTTTTCCTGTCATTTGTTTAATTTTTTTATCCATTTCATCCAACATAGCTTCATTATTTTTTATATTATCTGCTGTTGACGATTTTGCATTTAATTTTTTTGTTTCTGCCTGTATCACCGGAGCTGTTGGTGCTTTTGGAACCAAAGCTTTTATTAACTCTACTCCCTTTGGTCTATTTTTATCAACTTTTAATTTTTCAATAGTTTCTGCTTGAGGGGTTGCAGCCTGTGGAATAATCGCAGATGGTTTAAAAGCAGCTGGTATTGTAGGGTTAATTAATTTATCAGAACTTAAAATTGATGGATTTTTTGTATTAAGTAATTTTGGTGCACTCAAAATAGATGGAATAGTGTTTGTTGGTTGTGGTACAACAGGAAGTGTTGGTGCAGTTGGTGGTGCGGATAATTTAATTTTATCCATAGCACTTTCTTTACTATCTGTTCCCAGCATTGCTTTTTTATTTTTATCCATATTATCTCATTAAATCAGAATTATATTGTTCTTGTTTGTTTTGATTTTCTTCTTCGAGATGACTTTGTAACATGTTTAAATATATTTCATATTCCCAGGGATACATATTTTCAATTTCAGATACCGACAGTCTCTGTGAATTTGTTAGTAAGAAGACCATTTTATAATAGTCCACTAAACTAAAATAATTCACACTCAGGTAAAAAAACGCAAAAAGCCCTCGACAACAATTATTTCTTCTCCATTAGCAACATCATAAGTTAATTTTGGTCCATCTTTTAAGAAGTTTTTTAAGAGTTTAATTTCACTTAAATAAATTTCATCTAAGATTTTATTAATATCACTAGACTTAAATAAACTAATATCATGTCTTTTGTTACCAATGGTTATTACTTTTATGATTTTGGTTAATAACTTATCATCATCGATTGATGATAAATCATAATAATCACATACTTTTGGCTGTGCTACTGTTAAAATAATATTTTTATTAGTTGATATATCTTTTGTCAAAATACCGTTATTAAATTTAATATTGGAGATGTTTAATTCAAAATTAATTGGAATTGGACCATCCAATGATAATTTAATATTTTCTTCTACGCTTTTAGCTCTTATCTGTAAGAATAAAAATTCTAAGTCAGCAAGATATAACTGTTCTGGATTTTTAATATTAGAGCAACTTTTTAAAATATTACAAATATTTTTTAATATGCTACCAACATGAGTTTCTTCTGAAATAATAGATATGGTTTTTTGATCTCTTATTTTGAAAGGGCTATAGAAGACATCAGTTCCACTTACAGGTAAAACTGTTTTGTATTCTGGTTGTGCAGTTTTAATATCGTTTAAAATTGTATCAATGTCTGTCATATTATGAATCTGCTTCTAAAGTAAGTTCGTATTTTCGGAAAGCAAAACGTACCATTATTTTTAAATATTCATTTGTGTTTAATGAAGATAATTGAATCGGAGCAATCTCTACAGGAAAAATTTCATAAAATCTATATGTTGCTGTAGCAATACCATTTAAATCAAGAACATCTAATGTCATTTCATTAGTTTTTACTGAATTACTGTAATATTCAGTTACCCAAGCTTTTGCTCCTGAGCCCGGATTTTGATAATATAAATTTTTCATCCAACTATCAAAAGCTTGTGGTAATTTATAATCACCAAAAACGGGAAAGGTAACCAATACACCGTCTTTATATGAAATACCCCTGGGTTGAGATCGCCCCAATCCTGGACCAGCTAAACCATCAGCTTGTGTGTTCATTACGATATCGGGAAGTAATACTGTTTCGGCAATATATGTTTTTGGTGTACCATCTGCACCAGGTGATGCAGTAAAAAAACCAGGTATAGAATCACCAGCAAATTTAATTAAAAATCTGTTTGCTCTTTGTAAACCACCAGAAGCAGTAATTTTTTCTTTTAATGCTGAGATTGAGGTATCGATATTATTAGGCACAGAATATATCCTTTTCTGTTAAAATTTGAAATTGCATTTGGTGTTTTTCACAAAATTTTTCTGCGGCATTCCATTTTGCTTTATTAATTTCAAAAATTAACTTGTCTTTGCTTGATGCTGATTCTTTAAGGTGAACCTGTTTTAATGGTTTTACTTCTACTATAATTGATTTGTTTATATTATTTTGTTCAACCTGAATTAAAAAATCAGGAATATATCTGTGTACCTGTTTATCAACTGGGTGGACATATGGAATTTCAATTTCCTCAAATGACCATTTTTTTATCTTTTCACTTTCATCAAAAAATTTACAAACTCTTCGTTCCCACAAAGATCTACATTTTATGGAGTTTTTAGATCCTATGTATTTGTTAGGGTTTTTAGGAGTAAATGTAGTTTTATATGCCATGGGCTAGAATATTTAGGTTATATTCCTGCTAAATAATTTTATATGTCACTCTTTAGATATCCACTTGATCCATATGATGCCGAAATACCATTTTGGTGCGCTTTTAGGTGTGCTGAATATTCTGTAATTAATGAAAAGAGAACAAGAGCTTATATCAATCAGAGTCCATTGACTACAATTTTGTTACCTTTTACTGGTGAACCTAAGATGACAATGGAACATAAATTTGTAGAAGGTACCAATCCTGTAGGTCCGGTTTTGAGTTTAGCTGGACTTAGAAATACAAGTGGTAAAGATGGTGACGATACCTTTTTAGAAAGACTGTCTGCACCAGCTGCTGCTTTTTATGAAACAACATTTACTACAGATACTTATAGAAGATTTAGTAATGTTACAGAAGCTTCTATGACTAGTGAAGCTCGCAGAACTTTTACTTTTAAATATTTAATGGTTCCAAAAAATGCGGGTGAAGCAGAGGCTATTGATAATATTGTTACTACTTTTCGTAATCTATCTTATCCTAAAATTGTTCCAGGTTTACCGGAAAGAAGTATGCCTCAAAATATTTGGACTATAGCTGCTATTGGTAATGTTGGTGATGCAGAGAGCGATCCTAGTATAACTAGTAGTTGGTTGGGTGATCCGTTACCATGTGTCTTACAACACATGGAAGTAGATAAAGGAGATCCATCAGATCCAGTTTTAAAGATTCTTCCCAATTCAAAATCTTTAATGACTTTAATGACTATTACGTTTTTAGAATTTGAAACAGGAACTTATGCTCCTGATTATCAAGGTGGTCTATTATTATCAAAATCTGAAGTATCATATTTAGGAGACGCAGCCGGATGACATATTTTACAAATTTTCCTAAAATTAAATCTACTATAAACAATAAATCTATAGGTATGATTGATATTTCTTTTGGATTAGACTATGACCCAGAAGAATTTACTTTTTTGAGTACCCCAATGAGTACATTCAAAACTATTGGTAATTTATCAGCCAGTATTTATGCAAAAAATGCAAATAATTTTTGGGGTTTGATGTTTGCAAATGAACAGATAAATCCTTGGACTTTTCTCAAAGAAACTCCTTCAGATTTTATTAATTCAAATAAAGATTACACGGCTTTTTATGCCAAATATGATGGAACAAAATTAAATCCCAATGCTTATCCCCAATTACAACCAGACGATATTATTGTAAATGGTATATATGATTCTGGATATACTGCAGCAGAAAGTATGTTTACAAATTATAATACATATTTTAATAATTATGGCACTAATATAGTTGTCAAAGGATTTGGTGACACAAAAAAAGCTCAAATATCTAAAACCATTGGATCGACTGCCTCTTATGATTTAACGGATGTAAATAACAACGCATCGTCAGTTTATCTTATTATTTTACGTAAAGGTTCTACCGGCTATTATATTGCAAATTCGCCTCCTGGTTTCGGTTATGGTACTATAGTAAACCTAAAATCATATTCATATCTTGAATCATCGGCTTTCTTTTCTAAGAAAGATATAGCAAGCACAGTATCACCCTTAACATTAATTGAGGCAAATGATTCTATACAAACAGCAGTAAATGGTGATACACCCTCTGCACTAGCAGAAGAAGTATTGACAGAACAATATACTCAAATTTCTACACAACAATCATATGCTAACACATATCAGGCTACTTCTACTGTAAAATATCTAAGTAACAGTGATCTTGGTACTATTGTTAAAAAATTAATTTAAATCATGCAAAACCCTATTTCGACGCCAATACAATCTATTATATTAAAATCAAATTTATCAACAGATGATTCTGATTTTGATATTGAATTGATGAAAAATAATAAATTTTGTCAATTTGAGCGCATGGAGTTAGAAGAAAGTGTAAACAATATTTTTCCTACGGGTGCTCTTATTATTAGAGATACTAGTGATATATTAACTTATATTGCAACAAATGAAATTAAATCAATTATTGTCTCTATGGGTGACCTTGATGATACTACTTCTGAAAAATATGAATGGAGTATTACATCAATAACTTATGCTAATAATGCTGTATCTGAAATAGATCAAACTTTTGTAGTTATCTATTTTACAAATAAATTATTTCAAGAATCTCAAGGAAAATCATTTTATGATGAGATTATTTACGAAACAGATTCTGATGGTGAAGTAACAGCAGTCCCCAGTTCTTTGTGGTATATACCATATCCATTTGTAACTACACCAGAACATATTATCAAAACATATGGATCTAGATCAGTTTTTTCAAAACCATTATTTAATCAAAAAGATTCTGAAGGTAACGAAATAATATTAAAGGGATGTGGTGTAAACAATAATATTAAAAATAACTTTGAACCTAAAAATGCTGTTTTGTTTAGACCCAAAATTGCAGATGCAACCAGAGAAGAACAATACCAAACTAATATAATTTCATATTTAAATTATATTTTTACATATGCAGTAAGTTCTCCTCCTGGTAGTGATAGGTTAAAACCTTATTATATGTTTTGGACTGATTTTACAAATTGTTTAAATTATAAATTTTTTGATTTACGAAGTGACCTAGAGACAAACTTATATAAATTTGATCTTGATCCTAGTGACCCATATCATATACAACCATATGGTGTATATGATTCACCTGATGTTCAACGTCTTTTAAAAGATGTTGACGGTGAAGATATTGAATGTAAAAAAATATATGTATTGGTAACAAATCCAGCTACCAGCATTATTAATAAAAATTATTATTATATTCGAAGTACACCAATATACATGGAAATACCCGAATATGGTCTTTCTGGATCAACTACTGATCCTGTTAATTTGATGAGTCCATATTTAAGTGACTCTGCAAATACACATTTAACTACAGTTACCAAATATACAGAAAATGTTTCTGGGGGTGTTACCTATAGTATGAGAACTATGGCAATAGAAGATGCTAATTTAACATACCTTCCTGATGGAGGATTTCAGGGATATGCATCAGACTTCAGTCAAAATAATACCAAGATAAATACAACCGATGCTGTTGCGTCATATGAATTTTTATTAAATCATATTCAGGCTACTCCTCTTGGTTTACGTGATTCATTTAAACAACCAAATCCACAAACACCATTATATCCATTTAACGACAATCCATATATGTGGCAGTTTGCATACGATCTAACTCGAACACATCCAAATTTAATTAGAGGTGTAAGTGGCAGTAGCGTATCTGTAAAAGAAGTTGATTTTTATGAAGATTTATCAGACTTATTATATACAGATGGTGGAGATCTTATTTCTCAAATACAAATTGCTGTATTATTAGAATCTCTTAGTTTAAATAAAGTTCTTAAAGCCAAATATAAAGCAATGGGTGATAAAAATAATTATGATAATTATCGCCGAAAACAATTAGAACAAACTGAAAAAGAAAATTTTGTTGCTAATGTCTTGTGTTGTATTGGTGAAGATCTTGCAGCAAAAGAAGATTGGTTCTTTGCTAAAATTACAGGATTTATTCCGGATAATAGAAAATTACGTGATGGTACTAACGTAGAACTTGGTATTAAATTAGGTGCTGTAGCTGATGCCTGGTTATACAGTTGGAAAAAACTAGAACCTGGACCGCTTTTTGTTGGTCTTACTGCTGGTAATACTGCAGATATTGAAAAACATGCATCATATCACAGTATGATGCATGGGTGGACAACTAGCCCATGTATCGGTTCAACTGGAATGCCTGATTCTAATTTTATAGATCAGTTTTATGGTTTAGATGGTAAATTTGGTATGAAAGCAGGGGGTTCGTTTACTGGTATGGCATCATGGGCTATAAATCTTAATGAAAGATTAAATGGTCAAAATGATAGTTATTATACTACAGCAAATGCTCCAGGTGAACTTGGTACAGATACTAAAAAATATAGAGGACCAGGATACTATAAAGATAATATCACTACTAATGGGCAATTTGCTTATAAACCAATTGGGTTTACAGGAAGTATTTTTACTCACAGTAATGCCTTACCGTCTGGTCCTGGTTACAACAAATGGGAATCAGCTTCACATATTGTAAAAATGTACAAAATTAGAGTAAATAAATTAAGAGAGATGGGTTGTATACCACCAGCCCCTAACTTAGGTAACGAATATATGTATTACTTTATTGCGGAAAACGCAGTTGATGGAATCTGCTAATGGCTAAAAAAATAACAATTCTTGGTACAAATATATTAAAAATTCAAACAGGTAATGCTGTTGCTAATAGGGAGGTATATACTTGTGCAAATCCAAAAATTACCACCGGTCAAGTAGAAGCACCATCTACTTTAGAAGAATGCTATGATCTTTTTCCAGAAATTAAAAAGATTGCTCTTGCTCTAGGTGTTGGTAACACCTATAGTTTGGAGGCTAGTTTTGGTTTAAGTGGAGCTAGTGGTGGAATTTGTATTTGTGGTTTATCTGGCGCATCAGGTTTGGGTATAGCAGGTGGTTCTGGTGGGTTTACTTTAATCTTTAGTGAACCAGATCCAGAGTGTGTAAACATTTATAGTATATTAGGCAAAGAGTGGGCTGGTTGTTTTTGGCCCGATCCAATGGCAACCTTTAGTTGTAACTGTCCTCTATACGGTGATATGTTTGAAAATTTCTTAAAGTATCGGTTAGGATCTGCAACTTTTTGGGATACGCCAATAGAGACCCCAATAAATCGTCAAGATTTTGTAGAATCAATTAAAGAATTAATTGAAATTACAATTGGTGGTGATTTGAGTCAACGCCCGGGGGATATTGTATATGTAAAAATGGATGATCCTACAGGATTGGCAACTCTTAGCGATGATAAACCATCACATCAAGTAAAAACTGGCTACTATTATATCATGCGTGCCAAAAACGTAATAAAAAATGATGGTGGTCATACTACCATTTTATCTTTGAGTACTATGACAAATTCTAGGTTCTATCCACCATACCAAGATAACAAACCATACGAGTCATATCAAGTATAGAAATTACCCTAAATAAATGGGTACATGGATAAAATAGATTTTGACATTCTTTTAGCTACAATACCTACTGTAAATGACAGACGAGATGTAGCTTTGGTTGCAGGTAGCTATGCTACAGCACAACAAATAAAAAATATTGTATTATTAAATAGATCAGAAAATAGTTTTAATTACGCTTTAGGAACAAATATTCAAACTTTTTTAAGTGGTAATGTGGTAGATGCATATCTTGTGGTTGATCAAATAAATACAGCAATAACATATTCAATTCAAAATATATCTAAAGTTAGAACTAAAATAACTAAGAATGGTAATATTTTGACTATTAGAGTTAAGTATGATTATAGTACAAAAACATCATCTACACCAAACCAAGAAGTAACAATAACAATGGATACAAATACATGAATTATGATTATAGTACGTTAAATGTAGGTAAACTCGAT